TAGTTTTATCAACATTAGATTTTATAATATTTACAAGTGTTTCATTATCCTTATCAATATAATAATCAAAATCTATAGAATAGTTGATTTTATTTGGTTCCTTTATATTTACATTATCAGTTAGCGGTCTTACATTTTCTTCATTAAGTACTGCCTTTACTTTTTCCTTGAGCTCCTGACTCACTGTGCCAATATCTGTCCAAATGTACACATCTACATTAGTAGCACTAGGAGAATGAACTTTGACATCAATAATGTTAGTACTTGCAGTTTTAGTCCAAAATACATAAGCTCCTGAACTTCCAGCTGTTGTGAAAGATTCAGGAATTTCTCTTATTCTTTCCCTGTAACTTTCGTCTGCTTCTTCATTTGTTCCCGAATTAGTTTCTGTGATGTTTTCTACTTTTGAATAATTCGGATAAATGTCCACCATATCTTTAATTTGTCCAACTGGAATACCATTTCCAATTGTTCCTACTTTATTACATGTAGCTTTTCCGTCTATTGAGAGATTTCCTTTCAATATTTTGTATTCCTCGTTTGTTTCAAAGTAAAGTTCATTGTAACGTATTCTTGAGCCCTTCGGAATAACTATGTCAGTTGCTTGAACACTAGATATATAAAATCTGAAAGTTGCTATTGCAGGCTGTTCTACCAGCCTTTTACCTCTGTTCCCATAGATTTCTCCTTTCAGGTCAAGCCTTTCATTTCTGGCATATCTCAAATAATTCTGTTTTATATCATCATTGTATTTCTCTTCTAACAAAGCCAGTTGATACGCTACTGTGCTGAAAATTAATGTCTCGGGGCTTGCTTCTGTCAAACTCCTTCCACTAAGTTCCTGGAATTTATTGATCATATCTCTTTTTATTTCCCAAGCATCGCTATCTATCGCTTCGTATTCCTCAAAATTATCCAATATTTATCACCTCAATTCCCAGTTCAATATCAAAATCATTATTGTGTTTATCTATCATTTTTATTTCTGTGGTTTTTAAAATTGCCCTCGGCTCATATTTCTTGAACATCTCAAGTAACTGAGACATTATTTTATTTTCCACAACGTTTATATTTTTATCTATTAAATCGCTGTCAAAACTGAAATCACGGTTAAGTGGCTGTTCTTCCTTACAAACTCTTAAAAGCATTCCAACATTTGTTACAACTTCCTCGACATAATTTTTTGGAGAATAATTTATTTCCTGATTAGATGAAACATGTATCATTATTTACCTCCAATCTGATTTCTCAAAAAATTCAGCAAGATCTGTTTATCGGTTTCAGAAAAGTTTTTAGCATAATCAATCATTTCATTAACCTTATCCGCTGCAATCGTCCCAGCCCTTACTAAATTCATCAGTTCATCAATTTTGGCATCTTTTCTAATTTTTTCAAGCTGGCTCAGTATTTCTTTTTTCTTATTTTCTGCGATTTGAATAGCTTTATCTACTTTTTCAAGCGTGCTATCTACTTTATTTTTTACTTTTTCCGCAAATTCCTGTAATTTTGTTTTCTGCTCGACTTCAACATTCGTAGCTTCTGCTTCAACAAGTTCTTCCTGTTCTTTCTTTTGAACTTTTAACTGTTCTATTATCTGATTATATTTTTTAGGATCATCTATATATTCCTTTAACGTCAAGTCTAAATTTATATAATCAAACTCAGAAGTTTCTCTGTTGAAATAAGAATTCTTTTCACTCATATCTATTATCAGAAACGGAAAAGCTCCAAATGTCTGTCCTCCTAATGTTAAATAACCATACTCTCCGAACTCCCACATAGTCTTTATTTTATCAAGCTGTTCCGATGGTGTTGTTTCTTGTAATAATGAAGAAATCAATGTAATTCCAAAAGTTATTTCCGTCAATTCTCTGCCTTGATGCCTTAACATGCCAGGTCCGTATATTGGGTTGTGTTCAGATATTTTAGATTTATATGATCTATTTATCTGATTATTAATTGAAAATACTTTCTTGTCAGATACTTCAAATACCACATCTCCAAGACTTCCTATCATTATTCAGGTCCTCCTGTCTTATCTCCACCAATCATAACGCCACTATGTTTATGTGTATTAAGATTAATGCTTCCACCAGTTTTTGTAGTTCCACTGACTTCTAAATCTCCATTAATCACAATTTTACTTATATTCAAAGTCAATGTATTTTTATCATAGCTCCAGCTTCCACCATCAGAAAAAGTCTTTTTTACTTCACTTTCACTACTAGAAGCACCACGCATAGGACAGCCAAGCACAACTCCCTGTTCAGGCATTTCTGAAAAGAATAGGCAATAAACAGTCTGTCCTAGTCCAAGTGTGTAATTATCACTGTGGCTTTCAGAATAAGGAACTAACACATTAAGCCAGTCCGTTGTTTTATCGTCATCGCCCTTTAACAGAACTCTTACTTTTCCAGTTTTTGAATCTATCGCACTCACTTCTCCTGCTTTTAATGTTTCAATCAATTTAACCACCTGCCTTATCACTTTTTTTGTAACAAAAAAATCACAATCAAATTAATGACTGTGATTTTAAATATTTTTAAAAAACTATTCTATTTCCAATTCTTTTTCCAAGGCTTCTTGCAACACTTTTGAAAAATTTATATTATATCTTTTTGCTGTTTCATTAAGCCAGCTTGGTATAGTTACATTTTTTCTAACCGTTGTTTTTTGTGTTTCTTTAACGTATTTCAGTAAATCTAATCCAACTAAAGTTGTGTATGAATTTTTTACAGCTTCTTCTATTTCATTCTTTTCTGTATCTTTATCGTATAATGTTTCAAAATAGGCTCTTATATCTATTTTTTCAATTTCTGTTGCTTTTGGAAGTTCCTTTTTTTCTAAAAAATCTTCCATTAATACCGTACCTATATAGTCTGTTGCCATATAGTAGGCATCTTCTAAATCGCTACCACATGTCGCACCGCCTAAATCAGGAAAATGAACGCTATAGCCTTCTTTTTCTTTAGAAAAAATACTTGGGTACACTACATACATAATTATCCTCCTATTTTTGAAATGGGGAACAGGATTTATTTCAATCCTGCTTGTCTTAATATCGCTCTTTCGAGATTCTTATTAAGTTCCCCACTATGACAAGGCACTTCGGTTACCTTACCGGTATCGAAATTCTTAAATCTTTTATGAGAGCCTTTTCCACCTTTTATTTCGGTGAAACCATTTCTCTTCAAAAATTTAATCATTTCTTTTGAATTCATTGGCATCCTAACCACCTCAAATGAATTATACATCAAAATACGTATAAAGTCAACGATTTTTTTATCACAGTTATTATATTTAATTGTAATTGTCCTTTTATTTTCTCTACGCTCTTAAAAGTTTAATATCTGCATTTAAGAAAGCCATAAAGTTGTTTCCAATTCTTTTGCATTCTTTGTAGATTTCTTTGTAGTACATTTTATTTTCCATTCCGTCTATAATCAGTTTTGTGAATAAATCTTCCAATTTCCCAATATTTATCAATGTTTCAAAACTAACAATATCCCTCATGCCAGCATTAATTCCTACAAGATTATTTACGAGCTTCGAATAAGTTATATACATTTTGTCAGCATTTTTACTTCCCTGTTCTTTGGCATATAAAATCAATGTTGCGATTGCATCTGTTTCATTTCTTCTTGCAAGTTTACCTTGCTTTCTAGTTTGTAACCATTCGCTATTTTGTCTATTCCACAATGCCTGTCTTAACATCTGATTTTGATTTTCTAAAAATTCTATATATTCAAACACTTTCCCTCTCACAAATTTGCTTTCTTTTGTTAAGATTCTCAATGCTTGTCTTAAAGTAAGAATATAAAATTTTTCTTTTCTATAACCACCCTTCGGCATCGCTATTTCTCTGTATTCTGATGTGGGTAAAATATTTTGCTCACATAATTCATCTCGTATTATCCTTAATAAAGTATTATGTTTGAGCTTATTTCTTTCTCCTTCTTCTTTTCTTAGTTCATTTATCTTTTCCAATAACTCAACACTCGTGATCGTTTCCTTCATAGTCCTCAATACCAATTTATCCATTAAATAATCCTCCTATATCACAAGTTCTCTACTCTCAGCCTCAAACTCCCAAGTTCTTGCTTCAGTACCACTCTCATTTGCATATTTCAACCCAGCCTTTTTCTTAAACGAAACACCGTTATAAATGTAAGTTTCGTTTGTATTTGTATCAGTAATTACCATAAACATTGGAAACGGTCCTTTATTTGCTTTCCAAAGTTTGTGCAACCTTTCCATTGTTCTATGTTCTTCACTTCCGTAAAGCAAGCTCAACGTAATAGAAACGCTTTCGTCTACTGATACATTTACTACTTTCTGCCCACAGCTCGCAATCGTAGAGCTTGAACTTTCTGTATTCGGATCATCTTCAAAACCATCTTCATGTCTGCAAGTTATCGCATAAGGAATCCCTGCGGCAGTCAGTATGATTTTGACATTATCCACATTATATTGTTTTGTTGCCATATATCTTTACCTCCTTATTTATTAAAAATAATTTCTCCGTCTGTTGTAATTGCTCCAGTAAGTGAAACATATCTAACGCCGTTCAGATAAGTAACTTTTAAATCGAATTTGAATTTCCCTTCCCTGATTGACTCCTGCGTTATTTCATCTACTGTTAAATGCCCCAGCTTAATGTTTATCTCGTTGCCGTTCTTATCTTTTTGAGTTATTATTCCAAAATAACTTCCAGCATTATCCACCATAAACATTCCAGCATTAGCACCTTGTCTGCAACGTTCTCTGATAATTGCTTCTATCATTAATCTTCCAGTATCATTCAAAGGTATTTTATCTTTTCTCACTTGGAAGATTGTTAAATCTTTTTTCAATCCATCTCTAAGCCAAATTTCGGTTAATTTCAGTTCAATAAATGTCTTATTATCTGAATTAAGTCCGTTCACGATATGAAAATATCCTCGTGTTGGCTTAGATAGGTAATTCAATCCAGCGTCCCAGAATGCCTTTTGCTCCGTCTTTGTGAAGTTCTCCTGCACAAATCCGTTAATTTGCGTAGAATGCACAATATAACTTCCCAAATCTTTATATCCTATCGTTCCGCCAACCAATGCCCCGGTAATCCAGTTTCCTTTTGCCAAGTTCTTAGCCCCTTCAATAACAAACGCTACATTATCAATATTATTATCCGTCTGTAGTGCTACAGCTTTGGCTGGGTTTCCTAATTTTTCATAGTTTACAGCTATAAAGAACTGTTTATCCTTATCAGTTTTTGCATAAGCTATAATGCTGTCTATATAATTTTTCTCTGCAACTATATCCATATTAGTAATCCAGTTAGTAACCTCGAAAGCGTCCTCATGATCCACGTAAGTTTTCATAAGTTCTGTAAATGTAGTTGCTGTATTGTTTCCATACACTACAACGTTTAACGGTGTATATGATTGTGAATAAGCACTGACTATTAACTTATAAAAAATATGGTTTTCATCTAATCCACTTACATTCAGCTCCAATAAATCCTGTGGCTCTGTAATATAAGTTGGCGATATTGCGAAGTCTTTTGTAAAAAACATTAAACTTCTTACATCAGCATAAAATGCTCTGTTATTTTCTGATTTTATTTGTACGTTATTCAATGTATTCAAATCATTTCTTTCTATTGCCATTATTCCTCCCTAAAATCTTTATTTATATAATGCTCTGCAAAATAGCTAAATTGCAGAACTTGTTTGTAATATTTTCTGCCCATAAAATTAAAAGGCGTTTCCTGTATCTTGTATACTTTCCGTATCTTCCTTTGATGTTTCCTCTCGTCAAAGTAATCGTTTGTTGCGTTTGTATTCGCCAAAAACATATAAAGCATATCAAAATCATTATGTTTCTCTCGTGATTCCAAAGTCAAAAGTGCCTGTATTTCCTCATCATAACAATATTTATCATTTCCAAAAGGAATAGGATTACCCGCATCTTCGATATACAGATTATAGAAAACAAGTGGGAATTTAAGTTTTTCATACTGTTCAGCCGAAATTTCATCACGTTTTTCTTCGTTGATAACTTGATTTATGCCAAACTTTTTACAAAACTCTTTAATATCATTCACGACCTCTTTTCTAATTTCGTTTGTCATCTATATTCAGCTCCATTCTCAAAAACTCTCCATAATTTTCTTCAATATTGACTATTCTATAAATCACGCCGTTGTGTTTCAGTTTCATATTTTCAGAAATTTTGAAGCCGTCTGTATCGTTCAGAATGTAATACCCTTCTTTCTTATTCGATAAAAAACTCCCGTCCATACTTTGTGGAAATGATGAATTATGTTTAGGTGTCAGTATAGCCATTTTTAACGTCTTTTCTATTTTGTTTTGAATAGGATTGCCCATTTCGTCAAATTCGATCTCAGAATTTTCTGAATATATAGTTACATCATCAGAAAACTTCCTTATAACTTTTAAAACTTTTCTAATAGCCGCCCTAACTTTCCTGTCCATTATCCACCACCTCTCCCAACAATTCTGCCTCCATTAATCTTAGCGGCGATATTGCTTTTAAAATGCCCTGTTTCAATCATCGGATTGTCAAATCCTTTTTTCTTAATTGTTACAGGACTATTTGCTGGGCTTTTAATTCTTTCAATCATTGCTTTATATTTTGTACTTGCCTCTGTTCCAATTTTATTAGTCATCGCATCTACACTAAAACTTCCGTTTATAATCTTTGCAACTCCTTCTTTAAAATATCTAGCCGCCATTGGCTTAAACTGTTCAAAAGCCTTTTGATTATAATTCCATCCAGGAACTCCACGGCTAGATCCTGTGTCAAGAACATTAGACAGTCCAAAAGCATTAAATCCGCCTTTAACACTGTAATTAGTTACTGTTCCAACTTCAATTTTTTGCTTATTCATCGCCAGAAGTTTCTCCAAGTTCTTGTTTTTCGGCTTCTCCTTCATTTTCAGTTTGCACGGCATTCTTATCACCCAGCTCTATAATTTCAATATTAAGTTTTCTTTCCTTAATTTCCTCTTCCGCAATATTCATTCTGCGAGGTGTCAAATCAAGTTCATTATCGCCTTCTTTAAGCAATATGTGATTTAATTTGACAAGCAGAACTTCCCTTTTTTCCTTGTTTTTAAAATTAAACATGATCCGCTCCTTAAACTATTGATACAGTTGTTTCGTTTTCGTCGATTCCAAGCGTTTTCAACAACTGTTTGTACATCATTAAATATTGATTGTTTCCAACTGTTTCCTCAATTATAATGTTAGATACTTGAACTTTCTCAAAATCAAAATCATCTAATGAAGTGAGTAAATATCCGAAAAGATATATTTTAAGCAATTTCTCTTTTTCACTGCTATGTTTTTCTTCAGCGACTTTATAAAACTGCTCAACAACTCCTACATCAAAATCCGAAGTTTCAGGAATATATTTTTTCAGTTCTTCCAAAATTTCGTCCGTCATTACTCATCAACTCTTTTGTCAATAAGTTTGTTTTTTGACAGAATTTCAAATTCCGATTCGGTTAATTCTAACTTATCCCCAGTTTCATATCTAATATCGTTGAATCTCAAAGGTGTTAAAGCTACTGCTTCAACAATAGCTTTTACCTCTTCCTTTTTATTTTCTTTTGCCATTTAATTCACCTACCCGACTGTTGCTATGAACATACTATTCATTATTGATGGATTTGGGGCAACTAAATCTTCAATTACAACGTTTACATTATTTACAACTCCTGCTGATTTTGATTCAGGCACAACTTCCACAGTTGCAAATGTACCAGCTATATCTACAACTTCTCTATCTCCCAAAATCCCAAGTAGCTCATCAGTCTTTGTTGGAGTTGGTCCGTATTCCATAACTCCTAATTGTCCGTTTGGAATTAATGTTACAATGTTATCTGGAAATACATTTTTAGTTGTTTTTCCAACTTTTATTTTTTCATCCCAAATCAATATTGTCATTCCGATTACGTCCTCAATAGTAGATTTAATAAGTGCTGGAGTAACCGTAACAATAACATTCTTGAATAACGCTTTTACAGTATCGTGTTTTTTTAGTGTATTGTATGTAGCTTTTGACATTAAAGCTATCTCTACGTTTCCTTCACCTTCCTCAACTGTTTCTTTCCATCTCTCCAAGTCTTCAAGCGGTTTTGCTGTTGCAGTGCTCCAAACATTAGTTCCTGCTAACGTTTCTTTGTATTTATCAGCAAGCCTATAATTAATTGTTTGTCCGCCACCATTTTCATTAACAAACGTTACCTTGGCTGTTGATAAAAATTGTGAAGCTGTATAAGCTGCAATTGCTCTTGCACTTCCTAAAAATCCGTTTTTCCCTGCGAATTTATTAAAAATATTTTCTGAATAACTAGCAATTATTGACTGGTTATTTGTATTCAAAATTTCTAACAATTCTTTTCTACGTTTTTCATCAAGCTTCATACCTTCCCTAAAAAATTGCTTATCCCCTTTTGTTGTTGTTTTTAAATCCCAGTCTCTAAACATTACATCCGCATCCAGTTGGCTACTTTGTAATATTTCAACTACTCCACCGTCTAAACTTCCAAATGTATTTATATCAAATGTGTTTGAAAATACAGCTGGAAACATTGCTTCTACTAACGTAGTTCCTTTTACTCCTGCATAATACTTATTTAAACTCTTTGCATTTAATAAATCTGTTAAATTCATTGGCATTTCTTAACCTCCTATTTTCTATCCTTATAAATGTAAGTTATCCCTGCTGGTAACTCCGCTTTTGTAACCGTAATTGGCGTAGAATGTTCTTTTCCTACTGCAATTAATTTATCTAAATACACAATTCCTTCAAGCGAAACTGTTGCTTGTTCATTGTCGTTGTAATATTTAAACTCAACATCATGCAATAACACAGCTTCCGCCTGCGTTCCTGTCCCTGTTGGAATTACAAACGCTCCTATTTCTCTTAAATCTTCTCCATTTTTTGCTTTAACAAGTGTTCCTGCTAACAAATACTCTTTATTAGTATTTTTGTCTTTGTAAATGTAATTAGCAAAATCTGATTTTAATATTTTCACTTGCACATTCAATTTTTCTTTATGCATTACTGTTCTTTTTAACATCTCAACCTCCTAAAATTTTGTAAGATCTGTTTTATTGTTTTTGTTTTTCTCAATCATTCTGTCAACAAAATCTTTTTCATCTTTCTTTTTATCCTTTGGATTGAATCCTCCGTTTGTTATAGAGTTCTTTTTCAAGAAATCTGTTGTAAACTCTTTTTCTTTAGCCGCTACATTCTTAACTGCCAACTCAAGACTTTCAATTGTCATTTCTGGTGTAATTTGTACTAAATCAGCAAATTGTGGACTAATCTTTAACTCTGTTATCAACTCATTTTTTCTAGTCCTTAAAGTTGTTAGATTTAACTGTTTTTTAGTTTCGGCAAGTTCTTTTTCAATTTTTTCTTTTTCCAAATTTGCCAATTCCTCAGCAGTTTTGCCGTGCTTTTGAAATTCTTCAAGCTGTTTATTGCTATGCCCAAGCTGTGATTTCAGGGAATTAATTTCCTTATCTTTTTCAGCCTGTGCCTTTTTAAAATTCTCTATTTCGGTTTTTAAGTCATCAAGAGTTGGCTCATTGCCACCTGTACCAGCTCCTTCTCCATTTCCTTTGCCTTCTCCAGGCTTATCATAATACAATTCCGTTTGTTTAAAATTTCTCATTCTCACTTCTCCTTATTTTTTAGATTATTTGCTATAACTCATAAATAATTTATAGTATTGATACTCTATAAATTTTTGAGATTTGACATCAAAACGACTCATAAATGATCCGTTATCTTTCAACTCTCAAGAATTTTGGTTTATATCTTCAATTTCTTCTTTTATGTCAGGAAAATAAACAGTAGCCCAGCATCTACATCCTGCTTCTTCCCCTGGAACTATTTCGGCATTATCCCAATTATAAATAACTCCGTCTCTCGCTTCGTGTGTCGGTCTAACACGTTCATCTCCCATTGTATTCCACTCGAAATATTCGCTTTCACTTGCAACTATTTCTTTCAAGAAGTCTTTATAATAATTACCAAGCATATTTCTAGCTCTAAATTTTGCATTATTCCTTAATACATCTTTCAAATTATCTTTTTCTTTATTTTCTTCAACATAATTATTCAAATTGTTTTGCCAATCTTTTATTTCTTTTATTTGTTTTACAGCTATTTCTGTATGCCTTTTTACATCTATATTTTTCACTTTCTTAATTTTTTTTTCATAAGAAATGCTGTAATTAACGAATATTTTCATTAAATTTGAATAATCAATATCTGCCTTTTTGCCATTAAATATCGAAAATGCCACTCTTTTGAAAAAATTAAATAACTTTTTCTCAACTTTATGATTCCATTTAAAATCTATTTTAATCATACAAACCACTCAAATCTTGCAAAGTGTCATCCATCACTTTTTCTATTAAATTTTTAAGTTTATACTCTTCGTCAATCTCTTTTGCCTTGCTTATTACATCAAGGGCTAATGATAAAGTTGTTAATTTAGAACTTTTTTCATTTTCCAAGAACGTATCAAAATATGTATAATCGTTTTCGGTTAATTCATCAGAACTTCCTGACAATTCCAACGCAATTTTATCTAATTCCAGTAAACTTTTTATAAAATCTTCCCTAAAACTTGCCACTTTTGTTTTAAGCCCGTTATTTTTTAATAAATAAGTTTCTTCACTGACATTTTGCGTTGCCGTATCTACTAAAAGATATTCAGGAAATAAGTTTGATAATCTTTTTTCCAATCTTGCTATATCATTTTGCATTTCGCTGATTAACGGATTTGTCAATTCAATATATTTAAAACTAGCTTCCATTTCTTTTGAATTTTGAGTGTTGATAATTCTTTTCTTTTTATATCTAGCCTCTTCCAAAAGCTGTGCATTTTTCTTAATCTTTTCATTACTAGAATTAACATCCGCAAATTGTTTTATTCCGTTTGCATGTAACCAAGGGTCTCCATGTATTCCAAATATTCTCCCAATATAACATTCGGTTTCGTTAATCTTGTCTATAATATTTAGTGCTTCAATTATGTTGCTATCATTTTTAAATTTTGAAACAGGAATTTTATCTAAAATAAAAGGTGTTTCAATTATCTTATTGTCTATTTTTTCGGTTCTTTTAACAGTTCCAGTATCAAGTTTTATATACTCTCTTGAATACTCTCTACTTTGCTCTTCTCCGTTTTCATTAAAATAAATTTGTTCTCCTTCAACTTTAAATTTCTTAATTTCTCCAAATACTTCCGTATATTCAACATCATCTACATTATGCAAAATATACCTAATTTGATCGTCAGGAGTTAGTATAACCTCAATAAATACCTCCTCATTCAAATACATTTCTTTAGCAATCTTTTTACTAAAAGTAGTCATTTGGTTAATTTCCCAAATTTCTTTTAATTTCTCATTTTCTATTCCTAAATCTTTTAAAGCTGTATTTGATAAAGCCTTTACAATATCTCGGATTGGATTGAATATTTCTACAGTTCCGTCAAACAGTCCTGGCATATTCTTATTCAAATTCGATTTGCTGTATTGTTCCCTGTCGTAATAAGTTTTAACCCTTGTTCTTTCCTCTCTAGTCACATTAGCCCTCCTTCCTAATATAAATAAGCAATTCCGCCTTCATCTTTTTTCAAGCTATATAAAACGTATCTTATCGCATCCATTACATCGTCATTTTCCTTAACTGGCTCATCATTTTTTCCCCACACATAAGAATAAATTTCATCTTCAAATTTCCCTTTAAACGCTTTTTCTGTAATCTTTAGTGTATTTCTTTTGTACATCGCTCCAACCAAATCAATACCTTCTTTTACATCTTTTTTTGCGTTTTCAGCATTTATTCCAAAATCTAATAACCCTTGTACATATTCAGTTCTAGCACTATCGCAAAATACTCTTGAAACTTGATATTCCTTATATTTTTGTAAAATAAGCATTTTCCAGTAATCAAAATACTCATGCTGTTTCGCTATAACTTCAACGATATAGTAATTATCTTCAAAATCCACTCCAATAACTACCAATGTTCCATAATGCTCAAATCCCCAGTCAACTCCAATGTAATATTCTTTTATTTCGACATCTTCTATATTCTCAATTACATTTTCTTTTTCAGAAAAATCAGCGAATACAACCCCTTCTTGAGCTACCCACAACCCTAAAACATCTCTGTCATAAGTTGCTCCACGTGGAGTTGTCTTTTTGATAGAATCTACATATTCCTTGTTCAAAAATACATTGTCGTCCAGTTTGAAATTGCTAACTAAAATATTTAATCTGCCGTTTTCTAATCTGTCTCCAGCGTTATCTATATAATCTTTTTTAACAAAGTGAGCAGGATTGTCAGGATTGGTATCAATAAATATCTTTGCACCTTCCCCTGATGTTCTTGAAAACGCTTCAGTTATAAAAGTTTGATGTAACGCTGTCGCCTCATTTATATAAGTGCCGTGAGAAGTCATTCCTCTCATTTTTTTCCAGCTGTCTGCCTTTTCTCCACCGAATAAACAAACATTGTTTCCGAATAGTTTAAAACTTCCGTCTTTTTTTGGCTTAAATTGCTTTCCTAACATAACTTCCCAGTCGTTTAAAACGTTTCTCCAAATACTTCCGCTAGTTGCTCCAATTATGATGAAGTTAAGATTTTGGTTAGCAAATGCTGCTATATGTGATAACATCAGAAAATTATTTAAAAATGTTTTTCCACTTCTTTTTGCTCCTGTCAAAATTGTTATTCTCGGCTGTTCTTTATTAAATGTTTTCAATACTTCGTACTGTTTGGGAGTTAAATCATTCATCTTTTTCAACCTTTTCTGTTATATTTTTTAACAACTCAATCATTTCTCTTTCTTTTTCTGAATCCTTGTCATCATTATTTTTAATTTTAGCCTTTTCAATTTCTAAACGTTCTTTTTGAATCTCTAAAGCGTTTCTACTTAATTCATTGTTCACAAGTTGTTCTTCTAGCTCTGCCTGCCGATAGCTTCCAACAATCTGTCCGCCTTTGTAAATTTCTTTTTCAAATTCTTTCAAGACTTTTAGGCGTGTATTTATACGTTTCAGAGTTTCATCATCTTCCAATCCAATTTCCAAAAATTTTTCTTTTAATTTTCTTTTCTCGTTTTCTAATTCCAACAATTGCTCTTTCAAATCGTTATAATTTTCATCTGCGATTTTAGTTAAAATTGATTGACTTTTTTCGATTTGGATTTCTCTAACACTTTTTACTTTGTTGTAATAAGTTCGTTCAGTTACTGAAAATTTTTGCAAAATTTTTTCTTTTGGAACATTGTTAAGAATGTCTGATTTTATTTGTGTTTCCTTATCGTTTGCACCAGTTTTATTTTTGGTGCATTTTTTAGAATTTGGTGCATTTCCTTTTGGTGCAACTTTTTTTCTCCATTTTTTTCTTTTTTTCCAGCTGTTAATGGTGTTTGCACTAACTTTATATTTTTTAGAAAGTTCTGTAACTCCTGCACCATTTTCATATTCATTTTTAATTAATAATTTTATGTTTTCATCTTTCATTTTTCCTTTACCTTTTTATTTTTTTAGACAAAAAAAGACCGTATATATAAAATCAAGGCTTTTTAATTCCTTTAACTTTATAAATACGGTCATCTTAATATTCATGTACTCAACTATTTATAATTTATTCAATTGTCTTGAAACATCTGCAATTTAGGTTGCCTTATTATTCGCATACTCTTTTTTATATTGCGATGTTTCTGTCTTCTGTATCGTTATTGTTCCATTCGGTTTTCTCTCAATAACAATATTTCCAACTTTATTGCTTTTTAAAAATTCTTCGATTTCTTTGAGTTCTTTACTTATACTCATTTTACCTCCTTATTATACCTTATTTCATCAATATTTTCAAGCATTTATAAGTAATATTCTAAAAAATCTAAATATTCTTTCAACACTCTTTTTAGTTCTATTTCGTAATCTTCATGTTTACAATTTAAAAAAATATTTTCGTATTCTCCTCTTGTGTTTAAAACTTTTAAAACATTTGATATCTTCTTTATTTCAACATCTCTTAACTGCTCCTTTATTTCTATTCTTTCTCTTATTTCCTCTTCTCTTTGTATCTTTTGATTTATTTCTTTTAATTCAAACTTTAAACTTTCTCTTTTTCTTTTTAATTTTAAAAATTCCCATTCATTCATTTTTTTAAAAATAAACTCTGACATTCTCAACGCTCCTTTTCACTATAAATTTCTACTTTCTTTGTTTTATACTCTAATTGCAAAAAATACAATCAAATTTATTGTTGCATAAATCAGCAGAATATTTAAAAACCAAAAAACTAAAAAATATATCACATTGTAAAGTGTATAATTAATTCTGGCTATATTTTTAAGATTCTTTTTTACATCTTCAACTAAAGCATACAAATAGCTAACTAAAAAGAAAACTAAAAATATTGTAACTGCTGCACTTAAAATTCTCATTATTATTTCCAGCATTTTATTCCTCCTCTGTTATCACAATTGCATTGTCAATAGTAACTCTACGATTGTTTTCGCTTATTAAGTTTAATGATATTCTTCCGCTCTCATCCGAATCTCTTACTCTTATCAGCCCTTTGTATTCCTTTAACAATTTTCCGTCGAGAGTATAAATTTGTACTGTCCTTTTTAGCCCTTTCGTATCACTCTCCCAATCTTTTTGAGTATCTTCCCATCTTGCACAGCTTCCTGTCAATCCTAAAATTGCAATTCCTAATAATAATTTTTTCATTTTCATCCTCCTGATTTATCGTTTTCCCAACATCATCCAAACGTTCTTTATAACGTTTTCCCAACATCGGTAATTTTCTAATCCAATCGACTTTTCACGACTAATCTTTTTTGCCGTAAATACTTCGTTTGTTTGTATTATCTCAGCCAAAACGACTTTCTGCGACTGAACTATTTCAAAAAATAAATTCCAAATAACACTAGCGAACCTACAATCAATATTTTAAATATATTTTTTGTTGCTCTTTTTCTTGCAAAGTTTCTTTGAATCGTTCTAGTATTAAAACTTTCAAATAATTGATTTTTGATTGCTTCGTAATAATTTGCCAATTCATTCAATTCGAGCCATATAAACAATATTTCCAAAAAAATTGTCATGACTAATAAATATATTTTTATCATATTTCCTCCTTAAACGCCTTAAAATGATTTTTATAAACCTTTTTCAGTTCTTTTATCTGTTCATCATCCAAACAAATACCCCTTACGTTGTATTTTCTTTCAAATGTCTGAACTCCCCAATTGTGTTTCTGATTGTGATGCAGTCTACACAACGAGATATACCGCCCTTCCTGTCCAGTATCTTTTTTATAAGTTCCGTGAGTGCTTGCGATCGAATCCCAATGTTCCAAATCTATACTGCTATTTTCTGTATGATATTTTCCGCATACAGCACATTTTCTATGTTTCAGCATAGAATAAATATATTTTTCTTCATTCTGCTGTTTATATAGCATTTGCATTTCTTCCCACATTGCTATATCATTTTGGAGAAAATAATCAAATAAATAATTAGTAAAGGCTATTGCTCCATTATTACTCATCATATTAAGTTTTAGACTGAATGTGCCTGTAAGAGTTAATAAAAATCTTTGCATTTCTTCCCGGACAAAATCTATCAAATCATTTGTTACAATATTTATCTTGGTTTCCTTAGTATAATTCTTATCTAAAACTTCGTTCAGTCTGATTCTTAATTTTTCTTCTATATTTTTAAAAGGCTTGTAACCTTTCAAATTAATTCCGCTATGCTTAATATAAAGTTTTTTCAAGTCTTCCTTTGCCTTGTAAAGAAAATAATCAGAAATATTTGGTTTTTCCTTGCTACTTTTCCAGTTAATATCTACGCCTTTTAATTTATAGGCGTAACAATCTATAAACCAGTATATTAGTTTTTGATTTTCCCTTGACATTCTCTTAGACATTTTAGATCAACCTTTCTTACCGTACCTTGCTTTTAATATTGAGCCAAGTTTTTGTCTTTTTTCCCAGACTTCATCATTGGGAGCAAATTCTTTTCTTTTTTGAATATCCTGTCTTCTTTTGCAAAGAGTTACAACTGATATTTTCTCTTTTATGTCATTTATATTCCAGTTATGTTTTTCGCAAATTTTAACAAGCAAATGGGTATCTACATCATCTGCATTTTTTTAATTCAGGATATTCCCTAAAAATTTCCTCAATTTCTTTAGTATGATTTATTTTTGCCATTATTCCCTCCTAACTGAATAAATCATCTATCACATATCTAAAACTTTTTATTTTTTTATATTGAAACAACTGTTTTCCCAGTTGTCTTACTTCATTTATGCTGATACTTTTCTTATTCGTCATTTTGTAAAATTCATCAAAATTATGAATATCTATTGCATAAGTTTCTGATAAATCTCTAAAATTAAGTATCATATACGCTTTGACATTGTTTTTCTTTGCCTCAAGTCGTAAATTGTACAAAAATGTTTGTTGTTCGTCAACTGTGTCTTTTATATTTGAAAAGCTCATAGATTTTCCTAGAAAACTTTTTAACTCAACAAGGACAAGTTGCCCGTCCTTGAAAAGTAAAAAATCACATAAGTTTTTATTTTTAAATCTAACCATCTGCCCATTAACAGTCCCTGTTGTTCCGTCTTTTAGTCTTTGTAAAAAGATTTCATCAGTATTAACACTATTTTTAAAATCTTCCT